CCCGGTATCGGAAGTGGCTTCCGTTGTGGTCCGCGCTAACTAACTGAAAGAATTGGCTCCTGAGGTAGGACTCGAACCTACAACCCTTCGGTTAACAGGAAAATACAGTCCCACCGCAAAGATTCGCATTGACTCACAATCATCAATGTTTACAATGATTTTATGGTCATCACCGCCGCCCACCCTGCTATAAATCGCAATGAATTACACTCCGAACAGCCACTAAAACAGCCATCACTTCCCTGCCTACAACCCTTCGGGTTTCTACCGAATGCGCAAAGGATCTCCAATGCCTAAGCCCAAAGCAGTGAGAGGCGTATTCGAGAATCCTCCGAGTAGTGGCATTTGGTGGATCAATTACTACGTCGAGGGTAAACGTCACCGTGAGAAAGTTGGCAGACGTTCTGACGCAATCACTCTGTATCAGACTAGGAAGACAGATGCACGTAGAGGTGCCAAGCTGCCAGAGATGCGCCCTCGCAAAGCAATCCTCTTTAAAGAGATTGCTGATGATGCGCTGGCCTATTCCAAGGCTCACAAGGCTTCGTATCCAGGCGATTTATCCACGGTCGGCAAGCTCCTGCCCACATTTGGCAACATGCGTCTTGAGGACATCACACAGCAGACAATCAAAGCCTATTTGGATACCAGAACGGACCTCACCAAGACGACCATCAACCGATACCGTGGCACTCTGTCCATGATTTTCCAAGAGGCCATCCGCAACGGCAAGGCGAAGACGAACCCTGCACGCATGGTGCGGCTGTACAAAGAGGCGAATGCAAAGCTGCGTTACATCACATACAAGGAAGAGGAATTGATTCGAGGCATCATCAGGAAACGCACGCCAAAACATGAACCGGCGTTTACGGTTGCTCTCGAAACAGGAATGCGATTGACTGAGCAGCACACGTTGACATGGGACCGCGTTGACTTCGAGCGCAGACAGGCTCAACTCATCGAAACAAAGAATGGAACCTCACGCACTGTGGTGCTGACTGAAGCAGCACTGAAGGCGTTGCAGACATGCTTCGAGAGAAAGAATAAAGACAGTGACAACAGGGTGTTCCTGACCAGGTACGGAAAGCCCTTAGACAAACCTCGCGCATGGTTCAATCTGGTCATGGAAGATGCTGTAAAGGAGAATCCTGCCCTTGCAGATGTAACGTGGCACACGTTCCGACACACATACATATCGCGGTTGGTAATGGCTGGTGTGGACCTCCGAACCGTTCAGGAGCTTGCAGGGCATAAGGACATAAAAATGACCATCAGATATAGCCACCTGTCACCCAGTCACAAGATAGCGGCTGTGGACAAGCTTGCTGCGTACAGGACGGAGCAGGAATCTACTCGCTAAACACCACACGCAAACACAAGAAACTCACGGCTGCTTGATTGGGTAACGAAACCTTACAAATACGGAGCAGGGAAGGAATATGTTGTGGTCAATCTGCGCTGCTTCCCTTTGAAATGATCCGCATGCATCAGTTCTCCAGTCGCCAGTGGAATCTGTATATTCAAAACGAATTAGGTAATACATAGTTCCATCGTTATTTATTTCTGCCATTTCATTGTCGGTTAGCGTTCGATGCAGGCTTGAAAAACTTAGATCATTTGGAATGAGAACAGTATGAGTCTCCACGATTGAGGTTCCCTTTTTCCATTCCGTCTCAAACTTTTTCACCAGCTCTTTTTGAGTGTCCCTATCGTTGAATTTTCCAACATACATCTTTGACAAGATTTTGACTTTCGCCGCAGTTTCCGCTCCCGCATTCACATAAAAGAAGTTGAACGTATAGGGAATGTTAGCTTTTATTTCTGGAGGCGCAGTTCCAGCGAACTCCATCTTGTCGAATCGAATGGCTGAATGGGGTCGTGTTTGTAACAACGTTGCATTCGCCGTGATAAGTGTCGATTGAATTCCCTGAATGGCCGATTCGAGACTCTGGGCAGTCGCTCTAAAATCTGCGTCCTGTGTATTTCGAACCCCTTTAAAAGCAGCGTCTTGAGTTTTGCGATCCGCGAGTGCACGTGCCTCACTCTGAATGTGGTCTTTACTAATAGCGCGAAGTTCCGTTATCAAGAAGGCCCCAATGATTAGGAGCCATATCCCTTTCTGCCAACCCAGCATTTCGTCGTGAACACTCATCGCTGCTGCTGCCACAGCAATAAAGGCAACCGCCCAACCGGGCGAAGGCAAGTGCTCGTAAGGAGTCCACCATAAAACCAGCGGTATGAAGGCCAATTCCAAGAGCAAAAAAACCTTATTCCAAATAGGATGCCGTTCGGCTATCGACATGCACACCTCTGCCTTCCCTCTTCATTGAGGGGTCTAGGCGAAGCGTATCATATTCACCTTTTCTTCGCCTACACTGTTTCCATGTCGTACCCAAACACCAACCAGCCGCGAACACACCGCGTCCTGATGAACTATGACCGCTACACCGGCTTCTGGTGGGTTCACTTTATAGAAGCCGATTGCCGAACTCTCATCGTCCAAAAGACACGCTACTATCGCTTCGCCACCCTGGACGGGTTTCGCTCGTTCGTGGTGCGATGCAACCCTGAGGACATGCCGACGTTCGAGCACAGCGTTCGGGCATGGGGTCGAGGCAGCAACTATGTCAATTTGACGGCTGAGCAGTATGGGAAGCTGAGGAGCAGCGTCAGACGGCACATCCACGGTAACTTATTTGCAAGTTAATCGGTCATGTAGTGGCTGAAAAGATTATTGAATTCGTCGCTTGTCTTACATTCTTTATCCAGCACGTTGCAGGAAATCACTTCTTCGTGCGTGCTCAATTGAGGCTTCAAATTGGTGATGTGGTTTTCTGCGAAGTAGGCGAGCTTCGCATTTGCTGGACATCAGTAAGACTCATGTCGTTTGTCCATGAATTCCCTCCAGGACCAGCAAAATCAGATTTGTAATGGTACTCGACGAGAATGAAGCATTTGTTTAGCTTCGTGTTGTAATGGTTCGTGAAATCTAAAAGAATCGTGTCTTTGTTACGCGACCAGTTCTCGTTGAACCACGCACGCGCCTCTTTCGAGCATTTTGCTTGAAGATCGTAATCGACGACGGCGTTTTGCTTCTCGACCTTCGCTTTCAAGTCCACATTTTCTTTTTCGAGCTTCGCCACCCGATCACCGTCACATCCGGCAAGGAGAACGCAACAGGTCAGCAATCCAATCGCAAGCTTCATGGTCGAACCTTTCACAATCGTGAAGTACGAAAATGGATTCTGGTTCGGGACGAACTAGCCGACAGGCACCGTCTTACCAGCTTTAGAAGGGCTCGCCGTCTTCGTAGCTTTCTTAGCTGCCTTCCGAGTCTTGGCCCAACGCGCTTTCATGGCAGCAGATATAGCTGCTCTCCCTTTAGCACTCAACCTTCTCTTCTTAGGCTTGGTAACTTTAAGCTCAATCGATTTGGGACGGCCTGGAGCTTTCTTCGTTGATACGTTCGATAGCAATGCTCTTGCCTGTTGCAATTTGGATATCTCCGTGTCGATATCTGCAATGATGCGTTTCGTATCCATGAATCCTCCGTTGGACGTCAATTTTAACGGCAAAGCCAACAATGTACGCACTCAGCTCCCGTCATCACCTTGTTCCAAGATCGCTCTATATTTAGCCATTGACAATTTAGCTCGTATTGCATTCACCGTTTTTCGCTCGGTCCACGTCTTGCAGAATTCCGACACTACGGATTCCCCGCACCTTGCTCGTTGCTGGTGAATGCTTGAATGCGCTCACGTGCTTCCTCGCTTACGTAGTCGCGAATTCGGGGAATCACCTTAATAACGCGATCTTTAACAGATGGTGTTGTCTCAGCGAGATGGATTGCAAGATAAGTAATATCGCTGATATCGGAACCGAGGATGGTTTCGCTCCGCTCGACCATCGAAAGTCCGTAAATCTTGTCATCGCCATCGTCCATGTGTAAAAACCTTTTCGCAATCACAAATATCAACTCGCTCCCTCGCGGATTGATCGAATCGGGAAATTCGAGGATTGAGTCCAGTACAGTACGAAACCCTCGGAGACTGGCGTCTTGCAACTGAGATATTTCCCCGAGCGTGAACTCCACTTTCATTTTAAAAAATGGGAGCAGGCTGGTTTTTGCGTTTCTGACGTCCGCCAATCCTCTCGCAGAGCAATCCCGAATCGTAGGTGTTTCGCTCGTTAGATTTTTGAAATACTTCGTTAGAAGATCCGCATCGACGGGGGAGCTAACATGGGGCAACGAAGCCGCAAATAGACCACATAAAGAACCTAGCCGTCCGGGACTGTTGCTGGTCGAGATTAGATTTAGTGATCTATCGCACAAACGTTCAGGAAATACGTCGGTAAGCTTGACCATGTAGTTTTTGGCCAGCGCCGCCCAAGTCTCCGCCGTGGCATCAGCAGTAACTCCTAGGCCATCTTCGATGAGCGCCTCAACATCAGGTTGTTTAATAACGTGAGGATAGTCGATACAAAGTTCAAGTCTTTGCAGAGAGGGTTCAGCCATCGTATTAGCTTCTGCTTTAAGAAGCGTGAACTGTTGCTGCACAAGCTCCGATTTCAGCGCCTCCCCTTTGGCTCCATATCCTGACAAAAATTCGAGGTAACTCCGAATCTGCTGGTCGGAAAACAGATCCGTATCACGTTTAAGAGCCGATTGAGCTTCCAACCTAATAGGCTGCGTAGGGCCATATTGAGAGTAAAGGCCAAGAACATAAAGCGCGTTTTGCCTGGCTTCAGTATCTTTAAGAGCGTTCAGCGTGTTTATGAAAACAGGCCAGAAGCCAGCCGGGTCATTTTCTGCCGCTAACATTTCTGGCCTTTCGATGATAGATCCAAACACAAACTTAAGTTCTGGGCCAAACTGAACTTTCGGTGTATCGACCAAGATCTTCCTGAAGTGCATCAGAAAAGAGGAAGAGAATTCGTCACTCCAATGTGCAAATGCGATCCTTCGTTGGATTTCATTCAGTTCTATTGATGACGAATCCATTTTCGCGATGGTAATCGTTCGAGTTACATCCTTGGATGGGACATATGCCTCGTCGGAAACATTGTCTGGCATTCGTATTTGCGCAATCGCTTCCAAGCCGGACACTGTCAAAGCCCACTCGGGAAGTCGACTATTAAGTACTGGCCCAAGCGTGTCCTGCCATTCTTTTACCGAATACAGTATCTCAATCAATTCGGGAAGCACTTTGATAAAGCTGGGCGCAAACCCGCCGTACTTCAATTCGTTTGCGTACTTCGTAAGTAAAGGCGGCATTTTGGTGGGACTTAACTTTTGCGCAATATTAACTACCCTGCCCACATCTTGCGCTAATACTCGCTGCTCCTCGTTGGAGACTAGTAACGATATCGCGCGAACACCAGTCGCCTGATGTCTGCTATGTGGAACGAAGCCCGCGATCTCTTCTGCCAATAGCGCAACGGCGATACTATGTTGAAGAAAAATTGCCTTACTGGCTCGGAGCTTATCCTCGATCAGATCCGTCACCGCCATCTTTTGCGGTTCTGTTTGGATTTCAGACAAAATCTCTTTTACAACAGTGAGGTCACCTTGGATTAGCGCATTATCGAGGTCTACGCCCCGAGGGATTCGAGCCTGTATACTGCCACTCTTCAGAGTGAATAAAATCCCATCGCCGGGCATGGCGAAATCTTTGGTTCTGCGTAGGATGGCTTGTAAGGGGGGCCACGTGCGCTTCCACCACGGCCAGTCAGCCGCCATGCGATCGAGCTCTGGGTCAATTTCCGCTGAATCCGAGGACTTGTCTGCAAGAGCGTAGAGTCTTGGGTTTTCCATCAAAGCCATATAAAACTCTGGAAAAGCGTCTTCTATTAAGACCGCTTTGGCGAGAGCGACGACATTGGCATCCACTATCCGGGGCATTAAGCCAGCATTCTCGCGTGCCTTGGCAACCTGATATTTGAGCGCGAGACTGTTAATAAAATGTTTCATTTTTCGAGCGTCTCTACAATTTCCTAAAATCGCGAGTTGAACAACTTCATTTGGCAGGTTCGTTCGACGAACAATCTGGTTGGCAAAATCTACCAAGTCACTGCTGGAGATGGCAGGGATGCGAACGGATACGTTGAAGTATTTGCGCAGAGATTCGTCCTTGTAGGATTGCGCTTGATCTGGCGTAAGATTAAAAACATCGATAACAGTCCGTTCATCGCACGGAATAACGAAAAAGCAATTGTGGTCACCAATGAAGTTCTTTGTTGCCGTCAAAATGTCCCTAATGACGCTAGCCTCACAGCGGTCTATGTCGTCGATTGCAATGACAGCATGCTCATTCCTTGAAGATAGTGTCCCCACGATTTTCTTAAATTCTGCTTCAAACTGTTCAGGAAATACCAATTTTGGGTCGTAGATTGGCGTTTCTTGGACTATGAAAAGGTCTTCAAACTTCAAATTCGCAAACCATAAGAAAACGCCAGAAATTCCAGCCGCTGAAACGATACTTGCGAAAAACACGTTGAAACGGGAAAAAACAGATCCTATCGTAGTCACAACGACTATTCCAAGAATCCCTAAGACAAATCGAGTGATGCCCTGAGGCTTGATAGCATAATTTGGCCTCAACGCCTCCTTCATTGCTGCCGCCAACTTTGAAATAAAAGTATTTTCCTGAGCTTGTTTGATGACGGAATTAAAGTTCAGTTCTTCTAACCGCTGCACCTCAGAATGCGTGTCGCCGTAAACGCCGCGAGCAATTTCTATGAGAAATTGACGTCTGAAGGAGTCACCAGAGTATTTCCATGCATTGAAGTAAATGTATTTAAGAGTCGGACCGCCATCTCGAATTTTGTTGCGCAACAGATTCAACACTGTCGACTTGCCGATTCCCCAAGCGCCAAATAGACCGATTGAGAGCGGTGGTTTGTTGTCACAAAGAACCCTAAACAAGGCCGCCGCATAGGCATCATGATTGAAGGCGTCTATACCGCCGCCTTTTTCCGATTCCTCGGAGAGAGGAACGTCTTTCAGAATCTGAAGACTTTTCAATGGGTTTTCAAGGCTTTTAGGGGCCAATTGCTCTACGGGCGCGTCCGGTACCATCGGATCTCCAATTGTGGGCTACCGAAGGCTACCGCCGACCTGGGCAGTTTGCAACCCAAAATAAGCGGCCTTGAAGAATTGTTGAGGATTTGGGCGTTTAAATTGAAACGGGCCCACCAACTCCAAGCGAAGGAGAATGGTGGGCGTTGTGTATTTCTGATTAGGCGTGCTGCGTGAGAACCTTCACAGGGTGAGTACCGGCATCCGAGATGAACGAACCCCCGCGACCGTACCCGATGAAGGCAACGGCACCCTTGCTAACCAGGTAAGTGTAGGGATCACGCGCAATCTCGAACTGACCCACGTTTCGCATCGTGTAAAAAGCTTTGAAGTCGCCGAAGGCAAGAGCCGTGTGAGTGGCTGCAATGCTCGGCGCGAACTGATCCAGCACCACGGGACGATTCATAAGAGTTCCCAAAGCGTCAGCACCAGCAGGAGCGGAAAGAGCAGGCTGGAATAAAGGACGACCTGTCGTGTCAGTTACTCCTAAAATTGCCAGGCGCGTATTCGCAGAGAGCAAAAACGAAGAACCAGGCAAATATGCGGGATCAAGACTGCCGTACAGAGCGAGAATGTCTCCGTAACCGATAGCCGTAGGGCTCGCCGAGGTGGCACCAGACACCGCATTGCTCCACAAGCTTACATACGAACCATCACTGCTACCCTGAGATGCGAACTTCGCCAAGCCGCGATAAAGTCTCTGCCCCATGAGGTCGCGGAGGAAGGCTTCGATGTCAAAGAAGCTATCTTGCAATTCTTCAATCGTTACCAAAATGACGCCTGTGTTGTATTTGGTCGTGTTGCTGGTGGAGGTAGACAGAACAGGGTCAACTTCCGTGGCCGCAGTATCTTCGCCCCAGACCTGGAGGCCCGATGTGGTGTCATTTACAAATCCAGCCTTCATCGAAGCACCCGTGTCGGTGGATCGCTGATTCACAATATTGACCAGTCCGCCATATGCAAGCTGAGCAGCGGTGAGCACCGGATAAAACGCTGGTGCGACCAACTGCGAACCACCGGTGATGCTTCCAGCGACTGCACCCACACCGAGATCACGCTTTTCAGTCGTCTTGCCGGATACGAGGAAGTCACGCATCTCACGTTTAGCGGTATCAAGAGCGGCATCCGTGTTCTCAATCGGACCACGAGGCGGACGAGTGCTGCTACGTTGTTCTGCCTCCACTGCCTCAATCTTCTGAAGACGGGCGATGTCCGCCGAGATTACGTCTGATTCGGCCAGCATCGCATCTGCCTGTGCTCGCTTCTCAGTGTCAAAATCCTTACTGAGCACCAGCTTCTGAGCGTCGGCCACCAGCTTGTTACGTTTTTCTTGCAGATCCTTAATAACCATTTGAATGAATTCCTTTTCTGTGGGCAGGGGATGACACACACTCGGTTGAGCGTCTGTCCTCTAAGTTGTTGGGTGGGTACGAAGCTATTTACGCTTGGCTAGTTCAATCTTCAGCTGCATTCGGCTGCGCTCTAACTCGCTGACAAGGACAGAACGCTTTGAGCGGTCCTCGTCATCATCATCATCATCGTCACAGTCACAATCGCCAATCACATTCCCGTCAGCGTCTGTTGGGCAATCGCATTCATCGTCGTCGTCTTCATCGTTGTCCAAAAGACTTCGGAGTTCCTTGGGACAGCGGGATCTCACGTCTACAACCGTCTGCAAATATGCAGGTGACACGGTGACGGACAACTCGAATAGATCAATCTGGTTTAGTGTTCTTACCAGAGTGCCAGCATCGTCGGTGTATGAATCGTCCAGGGTAATGAATCCGAAGGAACAGCCGCTTGTAACGCCGGATTCGATGCTCAAAGCCAAATCGTTGGCGTAGCTCTGTCGAGTGTCCAGCTTGGCTGTGAATGAGACCCCCTTGGAATCAGTTGTCAATTGCAGTGTTCTACTCGCGGTAGAGGCAATCGGTTGGCTGCTGTTGTGATTGTTCAGCAAGAGCACATTCTGCCCACTGCTTAGCGTGTTGGTAACAGCACCAGGGGCGACAATCTCGACAAAATTACCGAGGTCTTGGCTGCGTTGACCAAATACTATAGCGGTACCACTTATCGTTCGGGTTCCATCCGGTGCCAAAGGGGTGATACGCAATTCTGTTGCAGGGATAGTTCTTGTTTCTCGTTTATTCATTGAATGTCACCACAGTTGGAGCGACAGCCGGCTCCAACAGTTTCTTCGCATCAACCATGTTGAGCGGACTCAGATAGAGGTCGCATTCTTTACCGCCTGGATTGAGGTCGAGTTGTTCGCGTGCCTGGTTTGCCGTCATCAGGCCCCATTGCCTCGCAATGGCAAATGCTTCCATCTGAGATTTGCGGTCCATCTTCAGACGGCCACTGACATCGTGCACTATGCTGTATTTCCTGCCAGGGTTCTGGGATTTGGGCAATAGCTTCCTAGTCAGTTCTTGACGGATTTTAACCAGCCAAATCGCAAGGCAGTCGGTAAGAAAAGTCAACTGCTGAGCTTCAAATGTCTCACCAGCGACTCTCGCAGTATCGCCAATCTGACTTGGAAGAATGCCGAACAACCCGCAGATTTCTTCTCGCGTGAATTTTCGAGAAGCTAAGAACTCCGCGTCTGCATTGGAAATGCTGAGTTGCTTAACATCCATCGATTGATCAAGAATTCCAACTCTGTGCTGGTTTGATCCACTGTGGAGTTCTTCCCAATGCTCCCGCATCTTTATCTTATCTTCGGGTTTGACCATCTTTTCTGAAGTCAAAATCAAGGCAGGCGTCGCATTGTTGGCGAAAAATCGCCCGTTAAACTTGTCCATCGCCAGATTGTTTCCGATTGCATTCCTTGCCTGCTCAATTACGGAGATACCAGTAACACCATTTAGCGATAGACCAGGAACATGGAGGATTTGCGTGGACTTGAGTGTCCTAAACTCTCCTGACTGCATTCCCTCGAAGCATCTGTAAATGATGCTGCCGTCATTCTGTCGGTACGGCTGAACGCTGAACGCAGGAAGAAACCACAGGCCAACCACGGCACCCTGTTTGTTGGTCTCTATCTCTATGTAGCCGTTGCCGCACAAAAGGATGTCCGCAACAAAGCTCTGCCACATCGTGAATGCAGTTGCATCTGGATTTGGTTCGAGAGCCAAGAGATCATGCAAGGGATTATCAAAAGCTTCCTCTTTGCCGTTGCCTACCTTTTGATACAAAATCGGTGTCATCTGAGCAATGGCGGAACTGATTAGCCTCACACAAGCATTTACTGTTGCCGTCTGCATGGCTGTAGCTGGTGTTACTGTCTCACCGCTGTCAGTCGTCCTACCCCCGAACAGGTCGCCCCATCTTGCAATCTGTGCGATTGGCAACGGAGGGGTCAGTTGTGTGCCGTTGTCTCGTTTTTCTTGCTTTGCTGCCCTTGATTGCCAAGGAAAAAATCTCATTGTGTTCCGTTCAGCCCAGGAATGAATAAGGGGCACTTGTTGTTTTCAAACAGGTATAAATTTGGGCGTCCGACTGGGAATTCCCCTAGTTGCTATGGCACCAGGTGGATGGCATCGTGGTGTGAAAGGGAGCGATGCTAGTGCGGACAATGATCGTTCAAATCGCAATACTTCTTCTCGCCTGCGCCTGCGTCTGGACCGACAGACATCAGTAGCGGGTTTCTAATCGCACTCGTGGGTTAGTCAAGGGAATCCCAGAGTTTGTCCTGCTCTGATTTCCTGGTGGGTGATGCAGTCGGAAGCAGGTTCAGCTTGGCGCGGTCCACTGGATTGAGTGCCAGCTTGCTCAAAATGTTTGCAAGCGAGTTATTCTCTGATGGTTTGAAACAGCCTGTTCTCATACGGACAATTAGTCGGCAGCAGAGTTCAACAAAGAAACGATCACTGTTCTGAAGATGGCCAGCGGGAGCGGCCTTACTGAGTTCTCGCCAGACGGCGGACTCTGTTGGAGGAAGGTGCCCCGGTGGTTTACCCAATGATTTGAATGGTGCGGTTGCGGCGGCAGCACGGCCAGCATAGCGGCCAGAATTGCGCACGAGGGTTCCACTTTCAGCCAATTGCTGAAGATTTTTTCTTTGTTTGGGCATTGTTTTTATGAGTCTTTCTTCGGGTTTCGAGCGTCTAACACCCATATCCATCAGCAATTTGCGAGAATTATGGGTCTTAGAGGCAATCCAGGGGGGACTGGACGAATTCTAGGATTGGTTGCGAAAAATAATTTGGCTGGCGCATCGGTCGCGGGCAGTGAGCACTTGCACTTACGCGACGCCCCCTTGGGTAAAAAGAGGCTGCAAAGGAGGCTTGTTGCGCCGTCAACTTTGCAGCCAATTACGGTCGCGTGAACTCCTGTACAGCGGATGAGTGACGCTGCAAGGCACAACCGTTACTGCCGACACGAACAGGAGGGAACTTGTCGGCAATGTCAAACTTGATTTTGTGGCTCTGCTGGAGGATCACGCAGGTAACTTTTAGCCTTGCTGCCATCAGGCTGCTGAATTTGGAAGAACATTACGTTCGCGTCCTGCTGGTAGTGGATGAGACATGCTGCACGCAGTTCCTTTGCCGCTTTACCAATATCCTTCGCACCCAATTCAAGTTCACCGAACAACTCGCGGAAGGTGAATTGAGTCCCAGGAGAACGAGTCCGATAGCAGCGATAAGATATCGCGATAAACAATGCGAGAGCATTTCCTGAGAGAGTCTTCAAGTTGCCATTCTTGATAATGGTTCTGGGCAAACTGAATCTCTCAACCCCACGCTGCTGTGGGATCACGGCGCTCATTGCGCTGCCTCATTCTCATCAGTGTCTATGAATTCGTATTTGGTTTGGTTTTCACCAGGTGTCAGGTGCAACAGTCCTGAACGCACCAGTTCCACTTGAGCATCGTGAATCCGTGGCAGTACAACTCGTGCACGCCTGCTAAGTTCCACATCGTGTAACCACACCTCAGTTGCACCGCGACTGTTCATCCGCAGCCAGATTGCTGTGTAAACTTTTTGAGCGTCTTGGCTCAGGGTCTCTTTATGCCACGGCGATAAAACGTCGCTCGTGTCTACTTCTGGTTTAAGCGTGTTCATTCTGTTTCCTGTTTAGGTGGGGTTGCTACGAAGATTTGGTTCAGTAGCTTTGGGTCTGTTCGCAGAGCGTTCGACTTCGCGGATTTGGCGCGATGAACTGCCTTTTTGCATTGAGCGGCTGCGTGCTCCTGAATGTTTCTTGCTGACAATGCCGTTCGTGAAGCGATTGCTGCCTTTTTCTGTGCTTTTGTTCTTTTACTCAAGTGCTGCTCCTGCCTCGTATTCTGTCCACATCTGTGCTGCGAACTCTCGTGATGCCGATTCCAGTTCATGTTTGAGGAACTCTTCACCCTGTGCGATGTCCGTGTGGAGTTCATGCTGTATGACCATCAGCCAGGCTGCTAGATTTTGCTGCACGTTCTTAGGTCTCTCTGTCGGATTCCAGTCAGCCACAAACTCATAATGTGCATTGCTTACGTCGTAGATTTTGTCTAACAACTTGTTGGCTTCTACGACGCTCCACTTCATACATTGGACCCATTCAAGAGTTGGGCGAGTCTGGTTAATCCGGCGTTCCAAAGACTTCTGCATACAAACCAAAATCAAAATTAGTTCGTCTTCCTGCTCATCTTCTCCCTCCGGTGCCGCGAACTCATTCAGGAGTAATTCCAAATATCCATTCAGCGCGGTAAGCTTCCGCACGTCGTTAGGGTCTGCGGTTCGTGGCATGACTTACCTTCTTTCTTAAGGGTGTGGATATTGGGTTGGATTGGGATTTGGGTCAGGACCAGGGAAATAGAAGATTTACCCCGAGATACTAGATAGAACCTCAAAAGGTGGCTTAAATCTGCCTAAACCTAAACTTTATTTTTGCAGGCTGTGTGTACGTTGTTCTCGCGAGGACGTTAAGTACTTCGGCTTCGCCTTGTCCTTACCGGCACTCGCTCTAAAACTGTTCTGCTGCCCTACCACTTAAGACCAATCTGTTAACAATGTCGGATTCAACCACTGTCTCAATGTTGTTTGGTCTCTCTGTTTAATCTTTCTAAAGAAGAAGAGGTATGACGAGGGACCTACGGCTTACCTGTAGAGGTAACCATGAACTCTTTGTACGGCATGAGTCAGGACCCTAAAGGACTCCTCGGTTTGCTTCATACTTCCCGACTGCCATCTGGATGTATGGGTCTTAACGACGCCTCGGACAGCTTTAGGGCTGTTACCACGGCAACCTTACCTACTTGATTCGGTGGTGCCTCGTCGCACAGGATTGCTCCTGAGATTGTGTCAGTCACGCCTACCTGACTTGTGCCTCATTAGTGTTGTCTGAGGGCTTTAGCTCTGCAATGATTGCAGACACTGACAACGGACCAGGGTAGTGTTCCCTGTCCGCAACTGCTGCTTCCCAATCACAAGTTTCTCCACAGTCACCCGCCTTCTGGCTTCGCTCAGAGTTTTGGCATCGTGGGTGGTGTGTTAGTGATTGAGGTCTTCCCAGAGTTTCTTTACCCCGAGATGCTAGATAGAACCTCAAAAGGTGGCTTAAATCTGCCTTCGAGGTCAAAATAAATTGAAAAAAGTGAAGATAGCTGTGGGAAAGTCAAAGAGCAGGACGTTTTTAGGCCATCCTGCTCCAAAACTCAAACCTTTTCTCCCGCAGCTCGCATCGCCTCGATTGTGTTTCGCATCCTCTGAATCCGTTTCGTCACGGCATTTTCAGTCATACTCATGACCCTTGCAATCTTCTCGTAGGTGTAGTCTTCGCGAATGTAATTGCAAATTTGACGGTCCACACCCTGAATGAATGGCGGCAGTATCCTTGGGAACACTGGCCGCAGTTCATTGAGACGATGAATCAGCGGATTTTCTTCCTTGCAAATCTGCCCGTCTTCATCCTCTACCTCAACTATGAGCGGCACTTTGATGTCATTCTCATCCTTGACTTCATAGAACGCATCCACTGATGTGGTAAATCTAATCCGCAGCACATAAGGGTAGATTTCCTCTGGCTCTCCCTTGAATTCGGGCAGAGCTTTCCATACCTTAATAGCAAACTCCTGTGCATAGTCGTCAGGAGTCATTGCAGTTTCGCCCATGTCACGGAGACAATTATTCATCTTGCTTCTACCAAACTTGAGAATGGTTTTGTTCCACTCATCCTCCGCACCGTTCTTATTGGCCAGAAGGTCTTTGTAAGCAGATATGAGACGTTCCCTGTTCCGCCTGGTAAAAATCGTGATGAGTTTGTCCTCACCTTCCACGGTTGGCGTTAGGGCAGAATCGAGCGGAATGGCCTCTGGCTTCCGTGCCGTGCTCCGTTTCCGTATGTAGGACCATTCCTCCATTCGGGAACGGTATGCACCCTTGTATGGTGGGAAAGCAGGAGCAGGAGGTTGCTGAAATGGTTGGTAACGTCCGCAATTGCAATTGCTGTTGCCGCACCACTCCGTGATGTTGCCGATTGAATCGTATTGGTCATTGGAGAAATTTGGGTTGTAGTCGTGGCGAGAACTAGCCATTGTCGGGTTCACTCAACGACACATGATTCTGACGGGAGAATTTGACCAACTCTCCGTGACTGAGCATCACTTTGCTGCCCATCTTCACCGTGTTGAGGCGCTTGTTTGCGATTAGATAGTCGAGCGAACGCACGCTGATGCTGAGCGCATAAGCGGCACTCTTACGGTCGTACAGGATTTTGGTTGGAAGTTCGGTGGGGGCGGCGACTGCCATCAGGCTGACGACTGTCGAGAAGGAATCTGTAACCTGCATACACAACTCTCTTGAGTGCAGAGACTCGCAGACGCGTAGAAACACACGAGGGCGAACGACTGCTGAATTTTGGTGATTTCCAGATATCCCGATGGACGGCTTGCCGCTGTGACGTTCGCGGCCTCAAGAGGTGTGCCTTGGTCTCATCCACCCGTTCGGTTTGCAGTGGCGCTATTGACTAGACAGATTTCCTGAATACTATTATGGACTAGTTTGGTCCTAATTGCAAGCTTTATTTTTCGCTATCTTGCAATCCGCTTCCACCATTGCAAGGCCTCGAATTCGATCCCCTACTACTGACCAGAGCAACAGCCACTCCAACAGCCATTAGCTTAAAATCGAAAGCCCAACCTGTTCGATTGGGCTGCCTAAGCTACTGATTTTATGGCTCCTGAGGTAGGACTCGAACCTACAACCCTTCGGTTAACAGCCGAATGCTCTGCCATTGAGCTACTCAGGAGTGTGTGGGGACGCGAGAAACCTCGCGAGCCGCGCATTATTAGTTATAGCAAATACCGAATTCTCGGTCAAAGCGACAACTGCGTTCAGGGATAGAGAAGAACCGCGATGTTATAGGCAGTAAACGGCATAGCGGCCGGCGCACAGGCACCGACGATCGCCTCATGGTATTTGCCTGTGTTGATACGGTTCTGGAGTTCACTTGGGATCTGGTCGAGACTCGCCGCGGTGTAACGCATGACGAACCAGGGCTTACGCGAACCGGCATAGCCTGTGCTCATCGCGCAGGTCTGGCGTGCATCCTGCGTGGTTTGAGCGACATGCAGGCCGGTGTGCGAGAGGACGCTGGCGACGGAGCGCTCCTGCTGGTTGAGTGTGAGGGTTTCAACGCTGCGGGCGAAGTCCTCGACTGCCCAGAGCTCTGTTCCGCGGACGACGACGGCGATGCCGATGGAATCGACCTTTGGATCCAGCAGGTTAGCTCGGTGTCCAGGGGAGTGCATCCACATGTCGTGGATGATGATGGGAGTGGAGGCGGAGGCTACGTTTTCTGTGATGAGGCTGAAGTGTGCGCCGGCATTGGCTCCGCGTTCGGCGAGATCGGGTTCGCCGTTGAATTGATGGGAGA